CACTTTTGCTCACCGGTCACGCCTACGCTTGCTGTGCATGGCGCACTGCCATACACGTTGGCGCAAAAGTCTAGGTCAATCTCAACAAATACAAACGGCTGCCGCCCAAAACTGCCGCTAGATGCAGCGTATTGACTGCTAGGTACTACTGATCCATCGGGATTGTATTGCGTCAGCAGCGTAGCTAGCATGATTAAGCCCGCACTTGCAAAAGTCGATAGCTGATCTTGGCAGACATGCCGTTAGTCGATGCTGCAATGATGCGAGGAATTATATCTGTGCGCTCAGGGATGACGATAAGATAATCAGCATCATCAAAATAGAGCGTGCCAAATTGCAATTCAAACGGAAAGCGCAGGCGAGGCGATTTGCCGAACTCACGATACCAAAACACGCCATCAAGCGATCCTGACGTGCTTCCGCGCATATTGCCGCGTACACTATCGAGATAGATTGAGTTTCCGTAGGGGACTGTATACGCAGAACAAAATGTCTGTGAGAATCCTGCGCTTATCACGCAAAACACGTTTGTCGGCGTAGCTGTATGGCGGATTGTGATTGCACCAGCGTTAAATGCGGTCGCGCTAGAACTCTCAAACCATGCGAAGTTACAGCGCCAAATGTTATGGCCTAGCGAGTATGTTCCTGCACCTGTGATTGCTTTAGAGCCAAGCGCATAAGCTGTATCCGTGTTAGATGCTAGGTAGTAGTAATATACTGTCCCAGTATCAGCCCCTGCAACGACGATTTCGGCAGCACCAGTGGCTGTCGGAAAACCAGCATACACCCCACCTTCATTAGTGATGTCCTCTGGGGTTGTGGCCGTGCTGATCGCGTCGTTAAGGCCGTCTTTAACAAGCACCGAACGATTTTGATAGAGATTGCTCGCAACCATTAGGTTGAAGTCGAGCGGTCGAGTGATGACGGTGTCTGCATCCTCTTGAATCATACTACCAAGCCGACTTGTTAAAATCGGCTGATCGCCAGCTAGGCTTTGCAATCTAAAATAAGTCTGAGCGGATGCCGATGTGTTGGTAAATCGCGTGCGCATATATTGGCGCGTGACGGTTAGCCGATGCACTTCGTTTACGCCAGCAGACACGGAATAAGGTACTGATGAGTCCCAATTAGTGCCGTCTGGGGAAAGCTCAATATAAAGTGTGCCGTTTTGATCAGTCAGCACAGCTACGGTTATACTACCAAAACTGCTAACATCAGTCGCCGTACCAGTAAATGTCGCCCCACTAGCCAAGGTTGCCGTAGATGACGAATTGGTGATGATAATTCCGCCAACTGCGTCTAGCACGCCTTGCAAAGTTGCTTCAGTTGCCGCACCAGATGGCAATGGCAAAGCGGCTGCTGTGACTGCAAGCGATGCGTTTGTGACGTTGACGTTTAGGCTTGTGCCAGTCAAGCGAGCGTATTGGCTTGGGTTCTCAGGATCGGCGATGCCAATAATCTGACGATGCACCAAGCCAAAGCCTGTTGTGACTGTAGTCGTGTCTAGGTTTTTGCTCTGCGCAGGTACTGCTACGCCGTTGACTGTAATCGTCATTTATTTACGCCCTCACAACTGATCCCGACCGATGCCCATACTTTACCATTAACTGCCACGCGATTGCGTAATTCCGATGCTTTCCACGCCTTTTGCAGTGCTAAGACGTTATCGGATAGCGGATCTAAGCCCCACTTGAAGATAAACGGCAGCAGGTCGGCATGTCGTCTAAATGGTTGCCATGTTGTGTTAATCCAATCAGCAGTCACCGGTGACAATTCGATATCAAAAGGCTTTAAGCCAGACCGCACAATTGAGCGGCCTAGATATATGCCTGATTCCGACTTGTTATTCGTCGCATCCACCTCTTCATTCCATGCTGGCGGCATAAATCCACCGAAGAATCCACGCTCAAACGTCATGCGCTGGCCGACCGCTACCACGCCGATCTTGCAGGTTTCAGCAGCCGTGAATGAGATGCGCATGTATCGCTTGCTGATCGCATCAAGCGCAAAGCAAACAATTGGATCGTCTAGAATGGTCGTGGCTGCAATGGAGGTTGACGTGTCAAACCGATATGATCCGCTATAGATTGGCGGATCGCCTGCTGTGTCTAGTGTCAGATTAACTAGCTCAGTCGCGGTCGAAAAGTCTGATAGATCATCGACTTCAACCACAATATCATCGGCGTTTGTAGTGAATAGCGTATGGCCTGCAATCGCTACATAATCAATGGCTTTCGACGAACCAAAGTCAAACACCAGCGCACAAGCACCAGCGTCAAACTGCACAAAGTCAAAGGCTTGCCAATTGCCTGCGCTGGCCGCGCTAAATCCTGTGCTAATACCAGTGCCAGTGATGGCGGTCGCCAGTGCTGTGGCGTGGTTGTCATAGCCGATAAACGCATAATCGAAAGCCATTAAATCACCGTCTGCCGCAACATGCAGCCGTCATCCAAAGTACAGCCTACTGAGTCAACAATAGACGCGCCAGCAATACAATCAACATCATCAATCACCAATCTCACAGGCTCTCGTCTTAACTGATGATCACACGCAAGATTGTTGTTGAATTTCACGTTTTGATTTAACGCATTAGCAGTCAATAGCGTGCTGTTTGCAGCAAGCACACACCCATTTGCTATATCAAAAAAAGCCATTACGTCACCCTCAACACTGCGCCATCCTTGGTCTCCTCATTGATCCGCTCGATCAGCGAGCGCACCGCCGCTTTGCTAAACATCGTATCATCATTGCCCATTAAATTGATATTAACAAAACGCTCTGTAACCGGCTGGGACTGTCCGCCACCACCTGATCCACCGCCTACGCTGCCACCACCACTGCTGCCGCCGGATTTTCCGCCGTAAGTCATGGATTGCAATTGGCGCAATTGTCCAAGTTGTTGTGTTAATGCAGCCGCCGCATATGCGACACCAAGCGGCACGCCCCCAACTTTCACACCGGCTTCATACGCTGCAATGGTTGTCGATGGCACAGATAGCAATGCCTGCGCAATCTTGGCCGCCTTCATAGCTTCAAACATTTTGCGGCTGTGTTGACTAAATCCACCAAAGTCGGATGCAAAAAACTGTAACGCGCCCTGCAATTGCGACTTTTGAAACGCATCTGTCAGGTTCTGCATTGCCTGCCCACTGCCAAGCATCTGATCTAATCGACGCGCAGCAAAATCTTGCTCCATTGCCAAGATGTTCTCTTGGTGCAGGCCAAGCATTGCCAACTCTTGCTCATTAAGCTCGGCAAGCATTGCCATTTTTGCTTCATGCTCGACAGTCATGATTTCAATTTCGGTCATGCCTGCCGTACGCGCCATCTCCGCCAATGCTTCGTATTTGGCAAGGCGCTGCTCCATCTCTGCTGCATCAGCATCGGCTTGGATCTTCCACTGCTCCGCCAGTTGCTGGTCGCGTATTTGCTTGGATTGCTCCAGCAGCTTTTCAGTGCTTGTGTCTTTCGGGATTCGGCCAAGATTGTTTAGCTCGGCGATCTTTTTATTGCGATCCTTGTAGTCCTGCTCAATCTGATCATTGACAGTCCTAGTTTCTGACAGGATTTCAGCAAGGGCGGCTTTGGTTCGGGCGGTGGATTCTTTATCAAATGCTTCGTCTAAGTCTATCTTGGCTTGCCGATACTCATCTTCGCTAATCAAATCGGCTTTTCGTTTACTATCTAGATCGGCCTTTTGTCGCTGAATCGTGTAGGATCTAAGCCCCTCCTCGTCCATCGCGGCCTGCTTGTAGGTTTCGAGCAATTCGGCTGCATTCTTCTTAGCGTCTGCAAGCTCTTTGGCTGCTGCATCCGCTTTCTTTTTGGCTTCTTCGGCTGCCTTTTTGCCCAATGCACCGGTTTTGCCACCGCCGTCGATCTTGTTGGCTTCATCAAGCACCGCAGCCAAGTCTTTAAGCTGCTCGCTTGTGGCGTTGTTGCCTGCTTGCAATACACTGTTGATCGTGTCTGAGTAGCTTTCGATCTTTTTCGCAATGCCTGCGTCAGTAAACGCTTCTTCAAGCACCTTTTTAGCTTGCTTGGCATTGGCGATTTGGATTTTCATGTTGACGATGGGATGGTTTGCAATATCAAACCCTTCCCACATCTTCGCACCAGCAGCACCAATCGCCCCAAGTGCAGATCCAAAGATGTCAAATGCAGCCACCGCACCAACTGCTGTGGCCGTCAAACCGCGCAGGATGTTGCTGAAAATCACCCCTGTCTTGCTGGCCGCACTCTGTCCGTCACTCACATCAGTGAACTGTGCGGCCAAGTCGCGCAATACAGGCAACATCTCCTCAGACATTTGATTGCGTGCGCCTTTTAGTGACTGCTCAAGCAGCCACATAGACGTTTTCATCTCTGCCGCTTTGTCTAAAAACTCGTCGGACATTAACGCGCCAGCTTTGGCGGCTGCCTGCCCGAACAACTCAAAGCCTTTGCCACCATCTTTTAGCAATGGAATCAGCACCGACGCATCATCGGCAATTGACTCCATGTAGTTGATCATCTCAGCTTGTGACGCGCCGGCCTTTTGCAGACTGTCAACGTAAAGCAGCAACGCATCCGCACTGCCAAGCTTGCGGAATTGCTCGGCTGTCACACCTACTTTCGGCGCGATGTCGGTAAAAAACTCCTCTAGCTCGCCGCCTTCCGTCTTGATAAAGTCACCGACCTTGTCTTGTACGTCCTTGAATATGCTGCCAAGTTGTTCGATGTTGACCCCAACAGCACTCGCGCCAGCCGCATAAAACTGAAACTCTTGAGCTGACATGTTAGAGATAGCGGCAAATCGCTGAATCTCCATTGCGGTATTAGCTGCTGAGTTCGTCAGCAGTGTAGCGGCTGCGGTCGCTACCCCCATCGACACCGCAATGGCTTCCATGCTTTTGTTGATTTGTTCACGCGCTCGCGCAATGCTATCAGCCATGCCCTGACCGGCATTTTGATTTTGCCGCTCAAATTCATCTAGCCGACGCTGTGCCGTATCAAGCGAGCGGTTGAGTTCGTCGATTTTGGCGTGGATCGTGATGACCAAATCATCTTGGCTAGGCGTTGCCATCGGGGAATCTCGCTTTTAGTTCGTCCAGATCTTCGCGTGTTGCAGGCAATACGCGCCCAGTTTCACGCATGACGCGCTCATACTTGGTATCCCAAACCGCCCAAAATTGCTTGGGCGTGAGTTGTTTGGCTTCGCTCGGTGCAAGCTCTAAATCTAGGATCGCACTAGATATTAGAGCCGACCAAACGTCACCGCTTAGGACTTTGGGTTATCGTCACCCAACTGCTTCGGCAAGCGGATAGATGACTTGGCGGTGACTGCATCGGTGAGCGCAGAGATGACGGCAAGAATCGCGTCTTGCATGCCATCGTCTACGATCTGCTGCCCGACTTCTTGACGATTCCACCATGCCGGCAGACGGTCGCCTAAAGGCTGCGCAGCGACATACACAATGGATGCGATGTCGCTGAGTTTGTACTGATTGCGGCCAAGCTCTTGCAGCAACTGCAAAACACCCTTGCCTGTAGCGATCTCGATTTTTTCGAGTACCGCAAAGCTCGGCACGATGCGCAGTTGTTCACCGCGCAGCGTGATCATTTGTACTTGACGGTCGCTCATATCAGTTCCTTATGCCGATGGCGTGTAGGTGACAGTACCGGCAGACTCAAGAGTAAGATCAAAGGTTTCTTCGGCGTTGTATTCGCCGGAAAACGCCATCGAAGCGAGCTGAAAAGTGCCGGTGAACGCATCGCCTGCTTCACGGATGATCTTCAAGCCGACATGTGTTTTGTTCAGGATTGCATCAAGCATAAATGCCTGAGTATCGCCATTGTCTGCAATGCCAGAGCCGCTTACGCTCATACTCGAGATGCCTGCGCCTTCGAGCAATTCGCGCCAGCCGTCACCATCTTTATCGGTCACATCAACGGTTTCTTCGTTGATCGTAAACGACGTGCTACGCAGCGCACTGATAGTGGTGTACGCGTTAGGCGCAAGCGGATCAACGCCCTGCGCCTGAATCAGCAACAATTTGCCTTTTGACTTTGCCATGATTAAACCTCACTGATTAACAGGCGAAAACGAATGATGCCGTGACGGGTTTTGCCATCGGTATCTAGTACCATATCAGACCTGACAAACTGGCACAAAACCGAATCAACATCAGATGTTGATAATTCGGCATTGTGTAGCGTGTCATGAATGACGTTAAAAAACTCACGAATCTCTTTTGTGCCGTTGTAGCGACTACCAACATGCAAGGCGATCTCGGCTTCAAGGCCGTTATCGGTCATTGTTGACCAGTCTTGTGTGCCGCCATCCTCAATATAAATTTTCGGAAATGCCGCATCGTTTGGCACAAACTCAAATACTTTACCGGCCAGCGCAGGCACAGCGTTTAGTGCGCTATAAACCGCAGCAGCGTAGTCGGTAAACAGTGCTGTCATTGCCCATACTCCTTTAGAGCCTTGCGCATTGCCTGCTGCACGATGCTTGTCACCGCCTTGCGCTTGGCCTGCAATGCAGGGCGCAGGAATGGGCGCGGCTGAATATTGCCTGACATGCTGCCGTATTCCAAAACCTTAGCGTATGGCGCGATAGCGTGCGCTGATAGCACATAAACGGTTAGGCTTTGCTCGTCTACTTCGGTCGTGATTGATCGCGCCAGAAAGCCCAAATCAGTCGCCGGTGCTTCGCCTGCCGCAGACGCTTTGTGAGTTCGGCGCGGATCATACTTTTCATACGTCCGGCCACCGCGAGGACTATTTTGCACTGACCGACGTGCTTCGGTTGCCACGACCTCGCCAGCGATTAGTAAAGATGCAGCGACGCGCTTGTGTACCAATGCTTTTAGGTCTGGCAGTGACATAGTTACCTCGGCCAAAGTTGCCCAAACAAAGGGCGTGTCGTCGTGGTCAAATCATCAATGCTCGCCCAAATATACCGAAAGGCGGTTGTGTCGATGTCGTATAGATCGAAATACATCAGTCCCACCAAATCATGTAAGTTGCAAATGCACCAGACCTCTGGTCTGCGCGTTGTACGCCTGAACCAAGTCCGATGTAGTTTTCACCGTAGAGGATTGACTCAGCAGGCTGGCCTAACGAAGCGTTTTGACGCGCTGCTCCAAGCAACATCCGACTGCGCCATGTAGCACCGTTCGGAGCAATGCAGGCGACAGGGAAAAACTGCGCCACTGTCCCGTTGGTTACACCAATGTCAGTAGACAGAGCGAGCGGACAAGCAAACAAGCCGGTGTTGTCTGCTGCAAGTGTTGTCTCAAGGTTGTATGCGATAAAGCGGTTATTGTGCGTGACTGAGTTGTAAAGCTCGTATGCTAGCAAAAGCGCGTTAGCTGTAGGCTGTCCAGCACTGTTTCGACTGCGCTCAACACAGCAAATCCCGCCTGCAATTGTTGACAGATCGGGCTGCAAGCTAAACACAAAACCAGATCCGTCGCCGTTGCTGATATAGCAGTTTGATGCCACAGCCGCTGCCGCATTGCCTGCAAACACGTTTACAGCAGATTGCAAGACATTAGTGATAGATCCAGCGCCGTCAACACCCTTGCCGATAGTCAATCTGATCGCAGGGATTGTGGCAGATGTTGAAGTGCTGCCGTACTCAAATTTGAAAAACAACGGTGCAGTAGCTTGTAGACTGTCGTTAAGTCGGTAAACCTCAAAACCTTGAAACGTGTTTGCACTAGCAGGGGCATTAACTGTTGCCCAATTGATTTCACCAGTCTGAGTGACACGGGTGAGTATTTGACCAAGTGCCGTTGACACAGCAGACCCCCATGCTCGAAATAACGCGGTGTCGGCATTACTGAGTCTTGCACCAAAAATCAAACTAGCCATATCAGACCCCTAAAACCGCATAATCAATTGAGCATGACAGCGTTTGCGTTGATCCGCTAATGTTTGTCACGCTGTAGTATAGCAGGCCATCCGCAGCATAGTTGGTGACAGCCGGTGTCAGTACAGCAGACAGCAGAGTCGCATCGCTCACAAACTCCAGCACAAGACTACTGCCCTCGCTTTGCTCCTGCGTCGATGGTCGCGCTAGGTCAGCATCACGCGCTGCTGCAGTCGTATACAGGCGCACGCGCAAAGGCGTAGACGTAGTGATAACCAGCAGCGTATAGATTGCACTCACCGCAATGCTGCCGACTTCGGTAGCATCATCAGCAAGCGACGCTGTTGTGATCTCAAAGCTTTGGATGTCTTTTGCTTTGACGTGGTTTTTGACTTGCCCGACGCTAATAGCGCGGTCGCCAGACTCGCCGGTCGGCATTTTAATGCCATCGTTGACAGTCGCGACAAGATTCGCATCATTGATTCTGGTCATGCCGCCAACTCCACCAAAGCTCCGCTATCCCACTGCACAAAAGCCCCACTATCCCACTGCCAAGCATCGCCTGTGGTTGGATAGCTAAAAAGCCCCGTGCTTTGCAGCACGATGTCATAAGTTTCTTCGCCGTTAAACTCGCCGCTAAACGCGACGCTCACGACTTTAAACATCCCTGCCAAAAACTCGCCAACACTGTCATCAATGCGGCATTGGATGTGCTGGCGTTGCATCTTTTTGGCGGTGATCAATTGCAGGGCTGGCGCATCGACAGACACACCAGACACGCTAATCTGAGCGGCATTTATGCCAGCATTGCGCAGGATCTCGCGCCAATCTTCGCTTTTAGTCGTGCTATCCACCACGTCGCTAGTGATTGATACGGATGTCGAGCGTTGGGCTTCGACACGCGCATAGCCTGCGCCACCATCAATCAGCAATACAAAGTCGCGCCCTAGTTTAAGCACTGGCCGTCCCTCCGTATCGCTCGCACACTAGCTTGTAATAGTCTTGATACTCTTGGCCGTCTTTACTCACGACAGGCTCAAAATTGACAACGCGGTACAGATCGCCACGATAGGCCACGCGCAATGTGGCTGATTCTTGCGGATTGATACAAAACATCTGCTTTTGGCGGATCGTAAAATAAAACATCTGCGTATGCTGTAGCTCGCCATGATACAGCCGATCTTTGAGCGTGCTTGTCTGCATTTTAGCCCAACACACGCCCAAAGGCTGCCATGTGGTCAGATCGCCGCCCATGCCATCGCTTGTGCGCTGCTCTTGCTCGATCAGGATGCGGTGTTTTAGCTCGCCGGCGTAGATCATACGCTATACACCCGTAGGCTTGACACCATCGCTTGCACGCTTGCAGGGATTGCAGATGCTTCGATGTTGCCGCGATTTTGATACCGGTACGCGATTAACTCCAGCAATGCCAAGCGGATGCGCTTGTCTTGTGTGGCTACTGTTGTGGCGTAGGTAATCTGTACGCCGTCGGGATGGTCGGTTTCAGGCTCGATGCGCACTAATGGCGACACTCGGCCAAGCGCGGGATTAACAGCATACAGTGACGTGTCAACATCTGTGTATACGTCATCGGCTAACGTCGCAACAGTGGCAGACGTGAGCGGTAGCATGGGCGCATACATAGGCGTTGATAGGTTTGGCGCGTAATCACGCCAAACTTGTGAAATGAGCGCCCGCTTTAGCCAACGCTCAAGGTCTTGACGGCATGCAGTGATCAGCATGGATAGCAGGCCATCCTCGTCCTCAGTCTCAAGCCGTAAGTAGTCGCGCACCTCGGCAAGTGCTACGGGTTCAACGGCTGATTCGGAGATTTGGATAGCCATAATCTTAGCCCACTGGTTGCAAGGACAGGTCGTGCTTGACTGCGGTAGCCCCGACAGTCGCACCACTGGTCACGCTGGTCGATACAATCGACAGACGCGCATAGCGATAGCCCTGATTGGCTGCCACTCCAACATTTGACACGCCATTAGCAGACAGCGCAGCGCCTGCTAATGTACCGCGCAGGATGCTTGCATCTGCTGCAACGCCATCGCTCAAGCCACCGTCATTGCCGACAGTAATGGTTGGAGTGTAAGTGCCATCAGTGCGGCCTGACACGGTGATGATAAACTCAACACCGCCAGTGCCAGCCATATCAATGATCGCGCCGGCTGAAGTGGTATTGGTTGTGATAGCTGCGGTAGTGCGGCCATTTTCAACAGTGATACTGTTGTGCAAATCGCGAATATCCATCATCCGCCCCCTTATGCTTCAAAAGTCATGACTTTGTAGGCTTCGGTGTTAATCACGTCGCCACCTACTCGCATGGTCGTGTAGAACGACACATAAGGCTTGTTGGTGTACGGATCACGCAAAATCACGATGCCGCGACGGTCAACAATTTGATACGCTTCGGCCAAGTTGCCGAAGATGATCGACTTGCTGCCGGTGTCGATGTTTGGCATGTGATCAAACGACGCATCAACGCGATAGCCAAGCAACAAACCGCCTGCACCTTGACTAAAGTCAGGCTTCCACAGGTAGTTGCCATCACCATCTTTGAGTTTCATCAACTCGCCAAGAGTGAAGCGGTTCATGGCGAAGATCGCACCGCTTGCATACGCTGGACGCAATGCGGTGACCATGTCAATCAACTTGTCGCCGCCATTGGTAGTCGCACCAAAGCTGCCGTTAGTACCAGTCTTGATCTTTTGCACAGTACCCCATGCAGGCGATGCGCTAGTTGACAGGCTTGGCGCGAGGATGCCGCGTGGCTTGGTTGAGCCATCACCGGTGATAAACGCTTCGGCTTCCATGCGAGCAAACTGTTCGGATGTTTTGCGGATCAGCCATGCTTCAGCATCAACTGCCGAATCTTCCAACAGCTTTTGAGTTGCCATTGGATTGGCGTACATTTCATGGACAGCAATACGCCATTTGCCCAACTGTGCGGTGTTGGTCGCTGGTCGTGCTTGAGTTTCGCCGACCCAGCCGCTTGAGTTCACGCCGTTGTCAAGCAAGCCTTCGAGTGCATCGGTACTAATGGTCTGGATAGACGCATAGCGACGCATCGGGCTGAAATCTTGAATCTTGGTGATGATGCGGCCACTGGTATCGCGTGGAACAAGATAGCCGCCATCAGGATTAGTGATGGTTGACAGGGCTTTTTGTTCTGCATCAGTAAAGCGCGGATCAGACTTGCGCAAGATGCGGTCAAACACACTCTTGACCTCTGCGTCTTCTTGGCTTTGCTGGCCTGCGCCGCCCTGCAATACTTGGGCGCGTTTGAAGTCGGCAAGCTGGCCTTGCAGCAAGACTAGGTCGCCTTTAATGGCTTCCATAGCGGATTTGGTGTCAGCAGACTCTTGACCAAAGCGCTTTACTTCGGCTTCGGCGTCATCTGCCTTTTTGCGATAAAGATCAAGTTTTTCATTGATCTGTGTGACTAAATCAGTCATCTGTCGGTACTCCGAAAAGTTTGGCAATAGCGGTCAATTGCTTGGCTTCATCGGTTTGCACGTCATCGCGAGTGCCTTTGATGATGCTAATCAAGCGTTTGGCCTGCGATTGGCTCAGACTTCCCACGTCCCGTAGATAATCTTCTGCGTCGCGCACCGTTTTCAATTCATCAAGCGATTTTACGCTTGAAAATTGAGCGTGTGGATTCATCGGTATAGTAACAAAACTATACTCTAAAATGTCAATAGCCTTGATAATTCTCACGCCATCTTCTCGGTATTCTCGGTCTTTTACGCGATAACCGATTGACATCCCCTTGAGTGCACCCGCCTTACTTAGCAATCGAGCTTCATCGGCTCGACGAACACCAAGCGTTAACTGACCCTCGACGTACAAGCCGCGATCATCAACCATCATCTTAGTGGTCACTCCGATTGGCTCGCTTAATGCGTGCTGCCAAAGCACAGACATTTTTTTGTCTGCACTCCCGCCATTGAGCCAGTTTTCTAGCGCCTGCCGAGTGATTACATCGTCGCCACGATCTAAATCATAAGTTGCAGCGTAGCCGCTAAACTTGCCATCCTCGCCTAGTGCTTTTAGCTCAATCGGCAAGCTGTACGTCTTATCCATCATCACACCTCGTTTACAATCACGCCCATCACGCATCGACAATTGACGATGTTTGACGCGCTCGCCCTTGCATCTGACGGGTGACGAACACGCTCGCCACCCACCCTGAAATCTTCGCCGCGTTTAACGCGCTGGCCGTTCGCTTGCTTATGTGTATCGCGCACCCGACCATCGTTGGTACTGATCCACTCATATTCAATGTCTAGCCCTGAGTCGTCAGCAGCAGCGTTTGTGCGGTCGTACGCCGCGGTATTAGCAGCAATGCCAACCTCAGTGCGAGCGATTGTCATGGCTCGGCTACGCGATTCAACGCCGCCCACCTTGCTCAGTATGTTTTTGGCCACCTGCTCTGGTGCATCGCCATTGCTCAGGCTTTCGGCAATTATCGCCTGCGCTCGGCCAATCGTCGTTTGCGCTACGCCTAGTGCCGACTGCTGTGCAATAGTTTGCAAGTTAGCAATGGTCTGCTGCTCAAGATAAGTCGGCATAGTTAGCGGATGATCTGGCGTTAGCTCAATATCTAAAAACGCTTGGCCTGTAGTCGCTGCCAGTTTATCTAGGATCTCGGTGATCTTTTTGGTGTGCGCAGCTTGAGCCTGTGGCGACAGCGCATATGTTGCTAGGTAGTCGTCAGCAAAGTCTTTGCCCGCGCGTCGCAATTCAGCAGCAATGATGCGATAAAACCGCAATGATAAGCGGTCTTGTGTCGCTAGGATGCGTCGGGCGTAGGCTAGGCGCTGCCGATTATTCAATTGGCCTTCTCACAATTTTGGCCTTATGTACAAAGTCGTCGCAATCAGCATAGCAGGCGATATTGCATAAAGGGCATGCGATTTCATATTTAACAGCGCCAGCACGACGCGGCAAAATCATCTCAAACTCTTGCCTTTGCGCATCAAAAACCGTCTTGCAGTTGTTGCAGGTCATTCGTATTTCCCGTTCTTCCGGAATAACTCCAGTTTTAATTATTTTTGGCATTACCAATCTCCAATACAAAACAATGCTTTGTCATTAGGTCGGTGGCCTTTTGCATTGATATAAAGCCAATCTGAGCAGCAAGATGCAGCATCTTCATGAGCAGAACTCCATACCACCTGATCCTGCAATTCAACCTTACATTAAGTTCAGATGGCTTCATAATCAATTCCCCGTACTCGTCACAGGATCGACACCAGCCATGTCAAGCGGTATCACGCCGCTAGACACCAGCACCAAATCACCTTCATCGCCCACGCCCTCGTATCCCATTGCAGCGCGTTTTTCATTGATCGTGATTGACTGCAATGCGTCAACCGTCTTATTACGTTCGGCTCGGCGCGGTTCAAGGGCTGGCACGGCGTCAACGTCAACTTTAAGCACATATCCTGTTGTGCCAAGCTCAGGTGCGACAAAGCGTACGATCTCGGATAGCAGGCTGTTGACCATCGGGATTACTTCATCTTCGTATAGTGCCGCTCGCGCTTGCTCGTAGTTGGCAAACGTTTGGCTGCCTTCAATACCGATGATTTGTGGCGGCACGCGCAAGGCCTTGCAGATGTCCAATTCGTTGGCACGCTTGCCCTGAATATATTCCATTTCGCGTGGCGACAAGCCGGTCTGCGTCCACTCCAAACCGCCATCAAGCACTATTGGTTTTCCACTGTTTGCCGCGCCAGCGTAGCGAGTTGCAAACTGATCTATCAGTCGATTAAATGTCGTATCTTCAAGTCGCTGCTGTGTTGATAAAACACCGCTCGGCGTTACGCCGTTGTCTAGTGTCGCTTTATTGCTTGATGCGTAGCTGTTGAGCGTATCAATCGCGTATGCGCAAGAGTGCAAGGGTGATAGACCGCGCCACCGGTCAAGCGGATTGTACTCATGCCAGATCAACACCTCTTTTGCGTCGTATTGCCGCGACACCACAGCTTGATTTGCATCGGTTGACGAATAGCGCAGGATGCTTGGCAGGCCAGACGCTCGATCATACGTCTCAATAATCAACTGATCAGGCCGCAAGCTAATCAACTCGACTTTACGCCCTGCGGCAATCTTGAGTATCGGCGCATCGCCTGCAATGCAGTAATTGCTGATTAGTTCGGTCATTAATGACGACCAAGACTGATAGATGTTCGGCTGTTTGATCATATCCAAAAGCGGATGCTTTTCGATTGGCTGGCCTTGCGCATCGGTCAGGATGATTGGCAGATCAGACGCGGCTTGAGCCTTTGCAGCGATGCAGGCGTATACGGTCGGATTGCGGCTGTAACCCTCAGTGACAAACGCAACAAAATCAAATGCTGACCAATGCGCAGATCCGCGCATCAGCATTGTGCGGATATAAGATGGTGTCATCTGCTTAACACCGTCAGCACGCATTAATCGTGACCACCATCCCATTATAAAAACCTCACGCTCGGCTCAGGCTTGCGTTTAATCAAGCGATTAAGTGCATAACGCACTGCATCAATGTAGTGATTATACGCATCGACAATGTCATTTGTCACACGTCCACTCTGTTTGTCAACCTTGTAGCTATATTTGCTAAACTCAGCGATTGTTTCGACGCATCGGGGATGTATCACGATCTTGTCAAACGACTGCATAAACAAGATACCATCCTCTACGCTGCCCTTGCCTTTTTCAACACCGACGATCTTTGGCAGGCCATGCCGTTGCAGATAGTTGATTGATTCAGGTCGTGCGCTATCCGCTTGGATCTCATGGTCAGCAAAATCAGTTATTACCTTGCGCAAGTATTGAGCCGTCTTATCAAGCTCCAACCCAACCTTTCCAGCTTCATGCTCAATATATAAGCGATTATCGTACACCCAGCATTTAACCGCCGCCGTAGGATCTTGGCTAAAACCAAAGTCTAGCCCGCAGTACGGCATGCCCCACGTCTGCATGGGCGCAAACTCTTGGATGATGTACTTGTCGGCAAATATCTGTGCGTCTGACCGCTCAAGATACGCGCCCTCCCAAACATGGGCGTACATCTCCGGTTTAAACGTGCGCATGGCCGTCTGCCTTTGCTCCTCAAGCTCGGCAGGAAACCAAGGATTGTCGTTGTAGTTAATTTTGACAATGTGACAGCGTGGCGGCTTGTTTTCGACAAATCGCTGATTGACTGGCGAGTCTATGCGTCTTGGATTCCAGACAATCCAAATCTCAGACTTTGGTGCGCGAATTGTAGGCTCTAGGCTCACCCAAGAGTACTCAGGCACATCCTCAGCTTCTTCGACAATGCAAATATCAATCTGTGCCAACGACTTGATGCTAGATATGTTGTTGCGCAGGCCGCGAAATATAAACTCTGTGCCGTCCGCGCTTGTGCCTGCTTTGCCGCGTATGTAATCAATACCAACGTCATAGACGGATGCAAGCCAAGCGTTTGACTCAATCGCGTTTTTGATCTCAGCGTGAAACGACTCTTTGATAGAGTTCATAAACTCGCGGGTGCATAGGATGCGTAGCGGCTCAATTGCTCCAAACACTGCCGCCATCTTTGCAAACGTAAATGACTTGCCACTACCACGACCGCCATACGCGCCGCGATAACGCACGCTGCCGCGAGGATGGGCAAATACGGGGATTAGCTTAGGTGGTAGCTCAATCCGCAGCGTCGTCATGCGCGTCAGCCTGCGGTGCAACAAGCTCAATTCGAGTTGGGCGCGGTGTCATTGTTCCGTCAGATGATGTATGGTCAATCACCTGCTTATCTAAACCCAACAACTTGGCCTTGCCCATTGTTGCCGCCACTGCCGCCGATGACTGGGGATTTTCTGCGCCTAATGCCGCCTGCCGCGCCTCTTCAAGCTCGATCAACAGGTGATCTACAGTCAAATTGTGGCGCGACTGATGCTGTTTTTTGATCTCGGCTAGTCTGGTTGTGATCTTGGGGTTATCAAGCAAGACAGATGCGTTTTTGTTTACCGTATTCGAATTCATGTCCTCAGCGTCATAACTCAGCCGATACGCCTCCGACGCATTGCCAAGCTCGATATAAAGCTGGCAAAACTTTTCCTGCTTTGGTGTCAACTCACGCATAAAAAACCCCGAATACTCGCGCATCGGGGATGGAAAGCCGATGGGCGGCCTTCGGTCAGTTTAGCGCATGGCCTATGATTCGGCAAGATACGCCTTTATCACCTCAACCGCCGCATCACACCCAAAACACACCTCACACCGATATCCCATCGCGGACAGCCTGCCCATCACCTCTTTTTGATTATCCTGAACCCGCCCACCCTTTGCTTTCATCTCAATAAACAGGCCGTGCGCACCGTTACGCGGCACAAACAAAAACAGATCGGGAAAGCCTGCCATAACCCCTTGAGCCTTAAGCCTTGCCCCCTCCCGTGCATCCCTGCGTCCACCATTCGGCGAGTGGTGCAAATAGTCGGCAAGGCGACCGCCGTTGAATGGCTGCCACCTCGCCCACGTCATCAATGCCGCCTGTTCGTCGTCTTCAACGTGGCGCATTTTTTGCCAGCGGATAGCAGATGGATGGGAAATCAATAGATTCGCGAGGAAATGCGACGTTCATTTCAACTTCGGCAAAAAAGTCAAATTGATCGATACATGCTTCAACAGCATCATCGTGAACCTCAAAAACCCCTTGAAGCTCCCAAATTAAATAATTATCAGGATTTGTTTTTCCAACAATCCAAACAGTGCGCTTACTCATAAATCACTCCCGATCAAAAATACATTACACAACCAGACAATAGCGTAACTATATGCGTGGCTTTTCCCCCACCCGAACACTCACCACCGTTTCATCGCCATGCGGATCATCCACAATCATCAGCACATGACAAATCACAGTGCCAACAATCACGTTATCATCACGGCAAGGCGCGTCCCACTGCTTGCAGCGCAGTCGGGCGTAACCATGCGTTTGTAGCTCGGCCAATTGGCCGCTATTTGCCTGTAGTGTTTGCATCTTGTCCGCTCCGCTCCGCCCAACCTTTTTGCACCTGCCCAAGAATCCACCCGCTATCGACATGCACACCATTTTGGTCAAGCCACTCAAGCCCATCCGTTTTGTCGTCTGCATCGCGGTAATACACAGCTTCAACACCAGAATTGACTATCAATTTCGCGCAGTCAATGCACGGCTGGCGAGTAACATACATTGTCCATCCATTCAGGTTATCCTGATATGTCATGGCCTTGCTGATGGCAACGTATTCAGCATGCAAAACATCCGGCAACGTTTTTCCATCATCATCTTCGCAACATCCATCAAATGATTTCCAGCCGTTATCGCTTGTTGGTCTATAGTTCCACCCAAAATACCTATCTCCATCTTTTGGGTGAGCAAGCACCACCCCAACCTGCGCCCGTTTGCACACTGACCGCAAAGCCACTGACTCAGCCAAGCGCATCATCTCAACGTGGTTCATACTGCACCCCCTTCACAATCGCCACCGCCTTACGCTCAGGCACATCGCGCATGGCCTGACACTCACGGTTTTCGATTGCCGTCCGCCCAGTACTGCCAAAGCCACCTACGCGATTGGTGTCAACCGGCGGCAATTCATCAACCAACACAGCATCGATTAAAAATTGTTGAACGATCAATTGACACACGCGCTCGCCTGCCGCAATTTCAACAGGTGATTGGCCGTGATTGACAAGCCCGATCTTAACTTCGCCACGATAATCCGCATCAATCACCCCACCCAACGTATCGATGCCGTGTTTGTACGCCAACCCACTACGCGGCCAAATCAGACCAACATAGCCTTCAGGGATCGCCATAGCCACGCCCGACTCTACCCAGTATGTGTGATTTGGCGGTATAACAACTCGCTCAGGTGCGCACATATCAAAACCAGCAGAATGCGTAGTCATGCGCTTCGGCATGATTGCACGTTCGTTCAACAGCTTAAACTTAATCATTTTCATCTCCAAAAAATGCAGTCATGGTGATTGGTGCGACAGTGCGCAACGTAGCCAAAACATCCTGAGCAATAATCCGATGCTCTTTTTGCGTGGTTGGGTCAAGTCGCTGCTTGAGATAGAAAATCCACGAACGCATGTTGCCATTCATATACAGGCGGCTTGGCGTTAGACCTTCGGGCAGTAGAGCGCGGGCGACTTCTTTGGCGACACCTGCTTTTAGAGCATCATTGTAAGCTCCTACTGCGTAACGCCAAATCACGTTTTGATCATCTATCCACTCTTGACGCAAAATGCGGTCATCACATTGCAGCGAGTTTTGGCGGTTTGTCGCGTCTTGCATCCGGCATTCACGCTCCACCATTTCGCCCAACAAATTTACGTCCGCATACCGTTGGCTAAACTCCTGAAAGCTAAATGACCGATGCCGCAGAATCTGACGCGCAATGTCGCGTGTCGTGTTGATCTCAAGGCATACGTTGGCCATCTCAAACGGACTGACGTGGCCGTGCTCCATGCAGTAGTGCAGCAGTCGCGCATTTTCGCTGTTTTGGTTGGTCGGATTCGATACACGCGCCATAAACATGACTTGCTTGTCGATTTCGGGCGTCGCCCATTGCAGTTTTACGCTCATTTGTTCACCCCTTCGGCGTCACGGCGGATCAGGCTGTTTTTCCAGTCTGTTGTGTCGCCACCAAGATAAAGCTGCTTTGCATCAACATAATCATCGTTACCTTTGAGCCAGTACCCACGTCCATGACAGTCCAAGACTGGCTTACACGCATAAGCAAAAACAGCACCTTCATTAATATCACTATCAACCGCTGCCCACTGATATTCAGGCGGCAAGCCATCAAAAACACTTTGATCTAGCTTCTTCATTTGTTCAACTCCTGCCACCGTTTCAGCGCATCAATCGCTTCTTGCACGTCCTGCGCTTGGCCTTTTGATCCACGCTTGCCAGCACACGCAATCTTTTTAAATGCGTGAAACAATGCAGGATCGTTGATTTCGTACAGCTTGGCGACGTGGTACAGGTCGATAGTATCAACGCCTGACACGTCTTTGAAGTAGTGAGGATATGGCGATTCGCTGGCCGTGCGCTCAATCACAATCGGCTCGCCCATCCGCGCTTCGGCCTGCTCGTCGGTGAGTAGGCTGGCTGTGCTTGCAATATCAATACTCATCTTGCTCTCCACTGCTCAATATACCGCCGCTCAATAACACCCATTGCTTGCAGCAAATCATCAACAATCGCTTGACTCGGCAATATCTTGACCTGCGCATAACGCCCGATTGCTGTGCGACAGTAGCCGCTAACACGCGACAATTCCGACACCGTTGCGATGCCCATGCCCAACCACTGCGCCAACAACGCACAAAAATCACGCGCCGACTCTTTGCTGGCCTTGCGCTTGGCCGCTCTGTCCGCCGATTTGCTCATTCCTCTCTCCGCTCCGCTATCTGCATCTCAGCTTGAATATGCTCAATCACCCAAGCCGTAAAACCAGACTCTTTGATCGCTTTCAAACGCTCCGCTTCCAATGGTCGTGAGTTTGGATTGATCCGCACTCGCGCCATCACGTCGCGCTTGTTCTGCTTGTCATGCCACGTTGCCATAGTCACCCCTTGCTAGTATCACTAGCATATCACAGCAAAAAGGCGGTGATTAGCCGCCTTGTTGGTTATTCGTCGGAATCATCCATCGCGTAGTAATTGCGTGGGATGGGGACGGCGTAGCGCCAATTATTTGCATCCTTGTCAAAAAACAAAAAATCGCACAGGTGCATCACAACACTAATATCTTTAACCTGAAAAGCATGATCGTCAGATGTATCGCTCACCCAACACAGCACCTTTTTCGCACCATCAGCCAACATCTGCCGCGTCAAATCACTACCCACTGCTTTAGGCTTTTCAAACTCTACGTTGGGGTAGAGTTGTGATAGCAGGGCGTGGTTTTCGGGCGTGGCGTGGAAAAGATTTGATGTTAAGTTGCCATCAAGACGCTTGCCTGTTGCTGTAAAACAGTCTTGGATGCCACTTATACAAAGCGGATATAGATCATACGACCCATTACTCACTAGCTTACAGACACGGCCTGTATACATCGGACAATAAACCCGATCCCCAACCTTAAATTTGCTCATAATCACCACCCATCCGGTAAACTTACACCATTTTCAACCGCCCACACCTCAACCGCTTGCAGGTAGTCGCTAAATTCATCGACTGTCAGCCCTTTCGAACTGACAGCCATCGGCAGGCCATTCGGCAATGCCGTCACACCCAAAAACATCCGTTTGCAATGCTCATGCAGTACGTCCTGACTGTACCGCCGACCACCAACCACCAACTGCTCCGCCATCAGATTGATCAATGCCCAGTATCGTGCATTTTGCTCAATGCTGCGGTTTGTGCGCTTGATCTCGACAGCGAGCGGCTGGCCTTTCCGCGCTTGGTCTGCCCAATGCTCCTGCAAAAAAGCTATGCAGTTTTGCAGGATTTGGGGATCGCGGATGATGAAGCGTTGGCGCTTCATCAAAACGGCAAATCATCGTCTAAGTCATTGGAATGACTTGAGTTTTGCGCAGACTGCGCAGGCTGACGCGCTTGGCTTGCTGGCCGTGCTGCACCCGATTCTTTGCGCCACTGCTCAGGGCGTGCCGCTAGTCGCTGCTCGAGTTTGGCAAGATTTGCGCCTGTAGTTTTCTTGTCAATGATTTCGTCGGCAGTCATGCTATTTTCAGCATTGAATGCAGCAAACAAATTCATTTGGTGACGCGCATCGCCGTTGCTGTTGTAGTAGTTTTCACGCTCCAACAACAGACCTACAACTTTTCCGGTGATTTCTGGCGCAATCATTGCCGACTTGTCGATAACACCCTTAGCGTCATAATCGTATTTTTTGACCATACCTTGCGTTGGTGTCAATGTGCGCACACCTGCGCATGTCATCAAAGCCATCAGTTTGTCGTAGCCTGCGAGCGTTTCACCGGTTGAGCCACTGCGAGTCCAGAGTGTAAATTGCACCGAATCGCCAGTGCTGGTCTTGCACTCAAACTCCATGCCGTCAGATCCGCTTTTTGCCTTCACGAATTCGGCGCGAGCAATCTTGACGATGTATCGCCCGTTCTGCTCAATACGCCCACCGGCATTGGCTTGCTTTGCTGCATTGGTATCTAAGCTGTAACCGTTCATTGGTCAGTCCTCACTGCTAGGGTAAAAGGCCAAGCGTTACGCTAGGCCGTAGTATTCGACAATGGCTGCATCAACTGCCGCCAAGTCGTTTGGAATGTGTTCCGATGCAAACAGGCCAATCGGCGATTTAACCGTGTTGTGCCCGTTGTTCTGTGTCATGAAAATGTGTTGTCCGTTGACGATTGCGGTTTGTAGGCAGATTGTCACCATGCCTTCAAGCGTGATTTTTTCGTCCAGCATTTTGCCAATCGTCTTGATCTTGGTTGATCCCGATTCGGATTGTTCCGTGTGGCTCAGGATGTATACACGTTTGTTGTCAGCCGCCTGCGTTGCTGCGTTGATAACATCCCAAGCATTGCGCCCGATCTCAGTAAACTTGTCAAAACCACGCTCGGCAGTCCGGCGCATAAATTCATTCGCCATCATGTACTGAAAATCGTCAATGATGATGATTTCGCGCTGCGTGCGGTTGATTGCGTCGCAAATAGTTTGAGCCTTGTCGGTAACAAACACCGTGCCTCCTTCTTTGGTCAAAGGCTTCCAATTTGCAGAACGAAAAGGTAAAGGCTTGCGAATAGTTTGGATCAGCAAGACTTTGGAAGGGTCAAGGTTTTGAATGCTTGTGCTTTTGCCAGTACCAGACTGGCCTAGAATAAACGTTGCTACGCTCATGTCATTACTCACTATTCAGTCATCAGTCATACGCCAAAATTGCATTTGGCGTTTAGTGATACTAGCCTACTAAACCACCCAACGCAACCACTTATTGAGTGATTGCGCCGCCATTCGTCGCCCGCTCTTTAACGCAGACAACACCGCCACAAGGCTGAATCTCCATCAGCCCACGCTTACAAAGCTCATTGATTGCCGCATCTGCCATGCTCGGCGCACACCCCAAGCCCTGACAGATCATATTGCGCACCACATCCCACGATTGCCACGATCCGCCATGTGTTTCGACGGCTTCGCGATATTTGGCAAGGGCGTAGGCCAAGCGTTCTGTTTTTGCGTCCGCTAGGCCGTTTGGTGCGGTAATGCGCAGGTGGGGCAAGCGTTCGCGCATGGCCTGTAATTTGTCGTCACTCATGATCAGCACCCTGATAACTACCCATCAAATTCGTAAACCGGCTGTACTGGCCTTCAAAGCCCACCGCCACACTACCAATACTGCCTTGTCGTTGCTTCAAAAAGATCCACTCAGCAATCCCTTTGGCTTGCGTATCCGGATTATAGACTTCATCACGATACAAGCCCCACACAATATCCGCGTCCTGCTCAATCGCTCCAGACTCGCGCAAATCAGCGAGCGTCGGGCGCTTGTTTGGGCGATTTTCAAGACCGCGATTAAGCTGTGACAGCGCAAATACCGGCACGCCCAAATCCATCGCCAATATTTTTAAGGCTCGGCTAATCTCGGACACCTCATTTTCTCGGTTGCCCTTATGACCTTTGACGCGCATCAATTGGATATAATCCACCCCGACCGCGCATAGCCCGCCATGCTTTTTGTGCATCTGTTTAGCGATCATGGTCAATTCGTGCGGATCTAAGCCTGATTTTGAGCAAAACAACACGCGCCCATTATCACGCCAGCCGTTAGCTGCATGCTGCACCCGCGCCCACTCTGCATCGTCCCACGACGCTGTAGCAATCTTGCCGACATTGACGCTTGCTCGTGCCGCCATGATCCGCGCCATCATGTCCTCGTCGCCCATCTCCATCTGGAAAATCAGGAATGGCTTTTCGCTCACTTGGCTTTGATGGTCAGCGATATTGAGCAGGGCTACTGACTTGCCGACCGCAGGCCGTGCGGCAATCACCACCAACTTTCCACCGCTCAAAGATACGATTTTGTTGTCAACCTCAATCAATCCTGTGCCGTGACCCTTTGAGTCTGGCCGGTGAGCACGCTCAAACATCGCTATAAGCGCGTCAGATGCGTTTGTCACGCTTTCGGCAGTGGTAGTGCCGCTATCAGCTAAACGCGCCAATAACGCGCTGCAATCGCTCAGAATCGCACTTGTTTCAAAGTTGCGATTGTCACGGATCTTAGCCATAGCATCGCGCAGTGCCTGCTCACCATCTCGGCGCATGCGTAGCTCGGCTAGTTTCTCTGCATAACTGGCGATGGTGAAAGGGGCAGGCCGTGCATTGCGCAGCATATCCATCAAATATTTCTCGCCACCACACTGGCTCAACATATGACGGCCAAGCAGGTGATCAGCCACCAAGATTGCATCAGGTGCTTTGCCTTGCTTGTTTAGATCAGCAATCGACTCAAAGATGGTGCGATGGGCTGAGGAATAAAAATCAGCATCACTAACCTTGCTCGACACTTCATCAAAAGTTTCGGGCGCGGTCATCAGGGTGACTAAAACCGTCGCTTCGATCTCAAGGTTGTACAATTCAATATCGTCGATTTTCATTTTGCAGTCCCTTTAAGCTGATTGAGAAAGTCGGCGGCCTGTCCTCTGCCACTTTGTGTCAGTGGTACGGGCGCAACCGGCGGCGGCGCAACATAGCCGTTATTTGAAAGAGCAGGTTGGTGATGGTGTGGTTGGTTTTGGATCGCTGGCAAAATCTCATCTTCCCAGCATTTGCCATTGAGCCACGTTGCAGGATTTTTAACAAACTGCAAATCTGTCCATGTGGCTTTTTGAGTGTTGACGGCTTTGATGATGGTGATCAATAGATCATCGGTCATCTTGATCTTAGCCCATGCCTTCTTAGCTGCTTCTTTTCCTACGCGCTTAGGCCATACGCTCCAAAAAAACTCAAACTGATCTTCGTCAAACTTTGGCTTTTTCGTGGTGTCAGCGACGACAGGAGCGGCTGTATTTGTATTTTTATTATTAGTAGATTCATTATTAGTATAATCATTATATGTAGTGTAGGATTTACCGGATACGGTTTTGCCGTATACGGTTTCTCCGGATACGGTTTTGCCGACTGGTGAAACATCTTGTGGAACATTTACAGGCTTCTCAAATACAACATACTCAAAGCCACCAAAACGCCCAGCCTGCTTAGGCCGAGCGCTTTTGATGATGTAACCAGCATCCCCCAATTCTTTGATGGCTGCATAGCACGCATCACGACCATCTGTACTACGATTAACCAAATCAGCAACACACACCGACCAGTCATCAGGACGCGATAGCAGATAGCCTAGCAAACCCTTTGCACGCCACGACAAGCCTGCATTCTCAAAGATGCTACGCTCGATCATCACGAACGGTTTGTCAGAGTCGCGCTTATTCGTGCGAATGATGTTTTTTTCGCTCACTTTTGCTCTCCATAGAATACAAATTCCTTTTCTACTGGCAAATCAACCCCTAGCGCTTCGAGTTGCAGAAGTTGATTTACGTTAATAATACCATCCAAGACAGAGCGTCTTAGGCGGATCGCATCTCTAAGCCATTCTTTTGGTCGATTATTCTTTGATTCGTTGCAAGCCTTGCACGAAGCCACAAGATTGGATTTGTCATGCGTGCCACCCAGAGATCTTGGAGTGATATGATCAATTGTCATTTTCAGACCAAAAAAATCTCCGCAGTAATAACAATGCCCATTGGATTTGTTGCACAGGTATTGCCTAAATGCAGATGTGAATCGGTATGACGTTGCGAAAATCACAATATGATTGACAACGTTTGGATGGTTTTCATCAATAGGAACACGTCTTCCCATTTTTCAGACTCCGTTTAAGTTTTGCTCCGTTTTGAGGTATTGCCGACGCGACCCAACGGAGAAGGTCTGCACTCACAAGACTGGCCGGTCTTTGTCTAGGCGGTGAGTGTGTCGGCTCAACCATCTTATCAAACCATATCAAAAAAGATAATCAGTTTTGTTGATAACGCTCGTCGGAATCATGCTATATTGATCCTGTTGGATGGTGTGGAAGCCATGCAATGATGTACACTTCGAACTTGAAAAACGCCATGCGGCTTTGTGTGTGTTCGGGCTAGTTCGACCCGTCTTCCACCACACACAAGACTGCATGGCTTTTTTATTGGTGAAAATATGAATGATCTAATCAAAGCAGCGCCTAGTGAAACAATGTCATCTATTGACTTGCTCGGCCTGATCAACGACTACCGCTCACAACACGGCGAATCTAACATCCGCGCTAATGACTTTCATGCACGGGTTGCTGATGAGCTTGAGGGCGACTACTACGAAAGTTTCGTAGTTCAAAATCCAAACAAAACCACCACCACCATGTTTTATTTAACCATTGACCAATGCACGCTTGTTGCTATGCGAGAGTCAAAAGGCGTGCGCCGGAACGTGCTTGAACGGCTCAAGATGCTGCAACCAAAACCGCCGGCTCAGCTAACTACGCTTGAGATCTTGCAAATAGCAATGCAGGCCGAACAAGGTCGATTACAAGCCATTGCTGAACGCGATCATGCCATTGCCACCAAAGCGCAAATCGGCAGCAAACGCGAAGCCACTGCAATGGCTACCGCGTCGCAAGCGGTACGGCAGGCAAACGCGCTACAGGCTGAATTAGGCCGCTGTAAAGACCATGCAACCATTATTGCTGTGCAAAACATCACTGGCGAGCCTTACAAATGGCAGGCGCTCAAAAAGTGGTGCAAGGATCGGGGCGTGAAGCCGATTGAAGTGATTGATCCGCGCTGGGGGATTGTGAAGTCATGGCCTGCTCAGGCTTGGGCGGATGTTTACGGCGTGGATCTAAGCTTGGCGTTTGTTCGTGCTGATCGCTAATCAGTCTTGCTGATATAGGCAGGCGGTGCGCATCAGGCAAATGATTTGATATTTTGCGCGTGGCCTGACACTATACATTTGCGGCTAGTGGGCGCACGAAAACGATCTAGTCAATCGCTGCCGCATACCTTTCGACTACTCTTGACCGAGAATCATCATGATTAAATGCGTTGTTCCGATTTCAGGCGGCAAAGACTCCCAAGCGTGCCTTAAACTTGCCTTGCAGAAATTCAACAAGTCGGAAATTATCGGATTGTTTTGTGACACCAAATTCGAGCACCCATTAACCTACGCTCACATTGACACGATCCGCGCCATATATGGCGTGCGGATTGACGTTGTTAATGACGGTGACGTGCCGACACTGGTGCGCAAATACAAACGCTTTCCAAGTGATGCGGCGCGTTTTTGCACTGATCACCTAAAAATTCAAACGGCCAAGCGTTATTACAAAGCTTTGGCTGAATCTCAAGGCGCGGGCTTTGAGGTCTGGTATGGGATGCGCACAGCGGAAAGCCACCAGCGAGCAGAGCGATACGCAGGCGTGATTTGTGATGAAGTTATGCCGCCACATCTTTTTATGCCGTCTAAATACCCTGCTTACTTTGAAAAGCTGGGCGTAATGATTCGCCTGCCTATCATTGACTGGTCAAAAGATGATGTTTTGGAGTTTGTCGGCAGTGAGTTGAATCCCCTGTACTCGCAAGGATTTGACCGTGTCGGCTGCTTTCCTTGTCTTGCGGGGGGGGATGCTTGGAAAGCCAAAGCCTTTGCGCATGATGTATTTGGCAAGTCGCAGCGGATTGCTGTTGTCCAGCTTGCGCATGAAATCAAAAAAAATGTTTTTGTCACCAAGGCTTACGGGTCAAAAATCGAAAATGCTGATTTAATGGTGCAGACTAAGCGCAAAACCAAACTTGAGCATGATGATTTGTTTGATGCTCCGCCTTGTATGCTCTGTCAGATTTAAGGTTTTAATCAGTTTTTCTGATATAGGCAGGCGGTGCGCTATCCGACAAACAACACTTCACCGCCATCCAATCCCATGCTATACCTGCTTTATCGCGTCATAGCACATGACGAAAGCGCGTCCATTGTCTGGCTTCCAACCAGACGCCTGTTTTGTCCTACCCAATGCAGGCAACGCGCAGTGTGTAAAATGTGTGGTGAGGTTGAATGAACGTGACCGCCCCTTGTGATACTTGGGGCGGTTTTTATTTGCTTTTCGTTTTCATTGTGCTATATTGCCTTTGTTGGGCTTGCCCAATATGCTTGTGAAAACCGTCTGCGAAAACGTAGTCACTTGCACTCATACTGAATCCTAGATTCAAGCAAGGCCGTCGAGGGTCAGAGTTCGACGGCTTTTTGCTTTTTGGAGCATTAAAAAACCGCCCGAAGGCGGCCATCACTCCAACTGATACCCAAAATCCCGACCGCCGTACTTGATTGTCTTGATTGCGTAGCCATGCCGACGTAGCGAGCAAATCTGCTTGGTAATCACATTTCGCGACATATGCGATACGCCGCGCCATGTATCAGGCTTGCCAGTCAAATGCCCGCGCTCCAGCGCATACAGCACGCGCTCGGCCATAGTGCCAGCAGCAGGCCGCGTAACGGCCTTTGGCTGCGATTGTGTCGCGTTTGTGGCTTTGGCTGTGCAAGGCATGCCCTGCGCGTCCCATGCGGCTAGATCGGCTTGCAGCTTGGCTTTGAGGTCAAGGTAGTTTTTTGGGCGCAGTGACCACAGCCCCATCGTTGGGTCTTGTTTGCGTTCAATCATGATGCACCCCCAAAAACCACATAAACCAGCGCAACCAACAGCACGCCCATCATAAACACGCAGCCAAAAATGGCTTTATTCAAGTCTTTATCGTCCATGACTCACCCCGCCAAAATAACGATCAAGCAAAACAGCGTGACCAACCACAGCGCACCAAAGGTAAATGCGGTGATTTTGAAAACTTCGGCGCGTGATTGCAGGCGGTCGCGCTCATGCGACAATTTAACCTTGTCCTGAGTAATCTGCGTGATGCGCTTGTCGCTGTTGGTCAAAGCTGTCTGCGCTTTGGTGTATTCGTGCTGCATCAAGTCAAGATCGGATTGCAAACGCTCAATCTTGTCGCTGTAGCTAACACGCTCGGCTGACAGTTGTTGTTGCAATGCTTCGATGTTTTCGGCTTGGCAGGCAATGCGCTTGTTTGCTTTGGTGAGATCAGCAAGCGACGATTGGGCTTGTTCGCTGGCCTTGCGCAGCTTTTGCTCCAAAGCAGTGATTTGGTCAAGACGCTCGACCAAAGCGGTCTGCAATTCCGCCTTTTCGCGGCCTGACGCGCTTTCGATTTGGTCGTCGATCAGCGCATAGTGTGCAGCATTTGCGCCGTCACAAAACGCTTTCTTGGCCACTTCGCGCTCGGCCATGCGGATCAATGCGTTTTCGATTGCTAAGCGTGTTGACCGGCGCGGTGTGCTGTGACCGTTGGCAATTGCTATGACGGTGTTTTTGGCTACGCCTGACTCTTGTGCGATGTCTGCGTAGCTGATGCGAGGGTGCAGCGTCTTGAAGCCCTTAATGTGGTCTTGCAGGCTTGGCGCGTTTTGTGTGATCATGGTGTTCATTGCTTTACTCTCCATTGCCCTGACTTCGGTCGGGGATTTTTTTGCTCAGTGTTTGATGGTGATGTTTACGTTGTGACGGTTGCACAATGTAATGATTGCTGCGCCGGTGCTGTAGAAAGGCTCGGCGGTTTCTCCGTTGGCAATTTTGGCTATTGTTGACTCAGCCAATTGCCGCCCGACTTGCTTGCTGACCGCATTGGTCAACAACTGATTAGTCATGTTGCTTGAGCGTTTAAGCTCGGCTACGGTTTTTTTCCAGTCGATCATGGATAACTCCTTTGCTGTGAGTCCAATCTAGCCTTGTGTGTGCCGTCTGTCAATAGTTAATTATCACACTTGACTATTATTTGAGACGGTGCGATAGTGGGGATATGCGGCGATTAGACCGCGATTTTTGGAGATAGCAATGACTCACCAATCAACAGCTAACCGCGATCCTGCGGTAGCGCAGCAAATCGGGCGTGATTATGCGCTTGAATTGCTGAGCACGGAATCTGGCGCACAAGAGGTTGCGTATACACTACTTCGTCGAATCCCGACTCAACAGCTTGCGTCATATATTGGAGATATTATCGGTCTTCACACTGGAGTGTATGAGCCATGCAAAAATCTTTATGATTTGGCAATCCAAACCGTATCAAACCAAGCATACGAAAACTCCTTTGCTGGCGACGCGCAACGCTCAGTTGCGTCGCTCACTGTACCAGTGCCGACGCTTGAGTTTTGCGAAAACGAACAAGTCGACGCGACATTGCGCTCGCGGATTGACGGTCTTGGCCTTAACTTTGCGTCATACAGTCACTATTGCGTACACCGCAATCTGCTGAAAGAGTTTTGCGACGGCCTGCGCTGTGCCGGTGTGACGATCAAGCCCGCGTTTTATGATGCGCTTAAACGCGCCGAAAACACTGCGTGCGAAAAATTTGGAATTCCGTTTTAAGCCCCTTCGGGGTCAATTGAGGATGATGAGATGACACATACACCTGCGCCTTGGATTGTTGGAGCGCCACCACCAAACGGCGAACAAACAATTGGCACTAAAAACGGCTTGATGATTGCTGTCGCTACCACAGGAGTTGGACTAGATGCTTTAACCAATGCTTGTTTGATCGCAGCCGCCCCTGACCTGCTCGTCGCACTCGAAAATATGGTCGCATGGAACGGCAAACGCGGTGGGGATGACGATGCGCTGTTGCCTGCCGATCAGCAAGATCAAGAGGTCGCGCAGGCTATGCGTGTAATTGCGAAGGCGAAAGGTGGTGCTGATGAACAGATTTGAACCAGACATTTGTTGTGGGGTGTCTTGTGTGGCAACGATGGTGCGGTGCGAAGATGGTGAATATGTGCGCTTGAGTGATGCAAAGGCTGAGATTGAAAAGCTCAAGACCGAAAACGAGCAGTTAAGACTGTCGAAAGAGTCAGAAGCCGATGCGTTCTGCCGCGTGCTTGACGCACTTAGCAGAGCAAGCCCCGACACCATCACTCACCACTTGGATGGCGAGGGCGCTTGCATGGCAATGGTCAATGATCTGCGCTGGATGATTGATCAGGGTAAGGCTGAAAACGAGCGACTTAAGGCAAGCCATGCGCGATACGAAACGCTGCGCAAGCTCAACGCGGTGCAGTTTCAGCACCTGTATACAAAGGCGCTGCAAAGCCCGATCCCGTTCGATGAATTGGTAGATATGCTCGGAGAAACCAAATGAAACTCCTCACCGCAAGCCTTGAAGGAAAGGCGTTGGATTGGGCGCTGGCTGTGGCGCTAGAAAAGACTCCAGCACTGAGTTTTGAACGCAAAGTTGTGGTGTCAGACATCATGGGTTGGTTGCGATTCGACCACGCCGACCCAGTGGTGTGCTTGGGGTTGATTGAGCGACACAAACTTGACGTTAATTATCGCGACCCGTTGCGTCTTGGCGATTCAGTTTTGGTGAGTTGGGGAGATAAAGGCGATTTTGCTTACGGCTATTGGTCTGCTCACGGCAAAACACTCGCCGAAGCCGTCGCCCGTTGCGTCGTTGCGATGCGGTTGGGGGATGAAGTTGATGCGCCGGATGAAATTTGCTCAATGTTTATAGCAATGATGCTGTGTGGGGATCAGCCATGACCCCAAAAGTCGAAATCTACGAATGCGCAGGAAAAGGCGGTCGGTATCGCAAGGTACTGAACGCCAAGCCTGCGGGCACAGCGAAGGAACACGGCGCAATCGTTGTGTACCAGTGCGAAAGCACCGGTGAAATGTACTACCGCTTTGATCAAGACTTTACTGAGCGGATGGCAGTTGTGTGCATCAGAGATGATGTGGCGCGGCCTGTTGGGTGGGGATGCGTGAAGAAGGAGGGCGTGTGATGCGGACTTTACAGGTAGCGACAGCGAATCTTAAAGATGAATCGCTTGATTGGGCTTACTGCAAGGCAATTGGGCAAACGCCAATGTTGAGTCGTGGTGGTCTAGCTTCGCATGGATTTTGTGTGAGCTATACGCCACGATTTGGCGGCCTGCAACTTAATGCGATTATGCGCTTTCGACGTTCGGAACATTTTGGAGACAAAATCAAGGATGACACAGAAGCAAAGTGTTTTGTTTTGGCGGTGCTTGGGGAGTTTGTTGATATCCCCGTCGATCTTTGTGTGCCAAAGCCATGAACCCCAACTTTGAGCTTGAACTCGACTTAGACGTGGCGAATAGCGACGACCCGATTGATGATGCGTGGGAGATGTGATGATGAAAATTTTTGAAGTTGTTGATGATGGTTATTACGCAGCGCCAAGCAAAGACGTGTTTGACCGCGAATTTGCTTTGATGGTTGGTGATGACAATCTGAAAGACAGTGATGTGGTTGAGGTCAGTTTTGATGAAGCTGAAAAGATTATGGTGGCTCACTTAGATGAAAATGAGCGACCGACAGTCCAAAAAACACTACTCAAGACCATGATGGATATGCTTGTTGAGCAAAATGGCGAAGATTTTTTCTGCTTGGCAACAATGGTTTACTAGGAGCAAAGATGACCAATCAAATCGAAGCCCTCGCCCTGCTTGCCAAGCGCAAGCAAACATCCCACCTACTACACCTGATCCTGTCGTTTTTGACGTTGGGATGGTGGGTGATTGTGTGGTTTATCGTGCATTTGAGCAATACGATTGAGAATCGGCGTATTGATCGGGCGGTGCGGAAGCTGAGTAAATAGCGCATGGCCTGACAATAAAAAACCGCCGATTATGGCGGTTTTTTGTGATAACCGTAGCGTGCTAGGCAGTGGCTACGGGCGTATTGGATGCAGCTTAACACACTACCGACACACCGGCACGCAGACCTGAACCGTCACATGTACGGGTGCGCTGATAGTGTGAGCGGTGCAGGCCGATAGGCTAATCGTTAGCAGCATAGCGCAGGTTTTGAGCAACACGGTTCATCCAACCTTTGCCAAATCGATCAAACTGCGGTTTAGCGATAGCTGTATAAAAGCTAATGCGTGCGCCGTTAAATTCAAGCACAAGGTTTTGCACTGATCGGCTGTTGATTGCTCGCAGCGTATTTGCGCCAATTACGCCATCATCAGCCACGCCAACGGCACGCTGAATCATTTTGGATGCAGCACTGACGCCGTGATTCACTGCCGCATCAAACACTTGGTAGGCCACTGCAAATGGCATTTGGTCGGCTTTAATGGTGTCCCAGTACAGACGCTTGTAGATTGCTTTAGCCTGATCGCGTGTCATGTCGCGCATCTTGCCGGTATAACCTGCCGACGTTGCTGTATTGCGAGTGATACCCCAGTTAGTTTCGCCGCCGCGATCCATAGGATCGTTGACGTAGCCACCTTCATGCGCAAGCACACGGTCAATTGCTTTCTCAAAATTACTCATGCTGATGCACTCCATGACGATCTTCAAGCTTGACGATATGATAGACAAAAACCAAAAAGGCGAGCAGTAAAGCAGGGGCGGTGATTTGATAGTAGCTTTGCATGCCTGCTAACGATGCGATGATGACAAGCAAAACAAGACCATTGTTTTTTCGTGTCCGCGTGTTGATCCACTTATCAGGGATAAATAGCAGCAACACACAAACACCCAAAACGATAGCCCAAAAAACGCAAGCACTCATTGCCCACCCCGTCCAAAACGATCAGATACGCCCTGCACCGCACCGGTGATTGCGCCGACTAAAATGGCGTGCACCGCTTCGGCGGCGGCTGGCGCAGCAAACGCTACGCCTGCAATCCATAGTATACCGATTTCGTCGAGCGTGCCTTTACTCAGCATGTAAACAAATGCGGCTAGACCGCCCGACACGCTAAACAAGCCCTTCATCCACGCCGACTTAATCTTGCTGTTTTCGGGCAAGGGATATAACACCCCTGCTGTCACACCAAGCGTCAACGCTACACCACACCCAAGCAGCAAAAGATCAGTCTTGTGACTGACTACTAGTGCTGCTGTTACACTTTTATCTGCACTCATATCAACCCCCGTGCTTGTCGTGATCAGTGTATCGCAAAGTCAAGGACTGCTGATTTTGTGCAGACAGGCGGAGCACATGCTATACCCCGTTTTGCACTTTTTTGACAGCAAGAGTGCAGTTAGTTGTTGAGATGTGCTCGACGGTATTGAAACTGGTTGGCCTAAATCTCAACTCAATCGGCAGGTCAATACCAAACGGGACTGCTGTACCCGGAGCGTAAAGACCTCTAAACAGCGGAGTTCCTACCATTTCCGACTTAACCAGATAACCAATCGACCCGCCTGTCCGTCGAAAAATTTCAAGTTGTATGCGGGCAAAATAATTTGTATTACCCAATGAATTACTGATCGTTGAGTTCACAATCGCGCCATTGATAAGCACGACTAAATTACCATCAGCCTGCGCAGTCGGAAACGCGCACAAATCAAACTCAAGCAGCGCGTACATCAGTGATGTATTATTTGCAGCAGGGATGATAGCAGCGTTGTGCAATTGACCCCACGGGGCGTTGAGCGTGTCAGTCTGGTTGGTTATGTTTGGATTGAGCCATCTGTCACCCAAGTACGCGTAGTAATCAAAACCATCACGCACGCGGAT